CAATACTTCGCAGGGAGCAATTCCTGTAATGGTCCGACAATGACACTAAGCCCATTTCTTATGGGTAATGAAACAAGACCTGTGGATCCCGAGGGGTTAGTTAAAAACTCCAACTGGGGTGCACAGGTTAATTTTTCGGTACCGCTTGATAGTGGGATGATTGAACAGTGCAAAGCAATAGCTAAACGACACGAACAAAGTATGCGTCTCCTCTACGAACTAACTAGAGCTGAGAAATGTGCAGAGCTACAGAGAAAAGGTTTTACCTTTAGACCTGGCTCACGTGTCGAACATTTGTGTAACGACATAGTTCCAATTGTATCTATATCAAATGTTAGAAGCACTAGTGAGCGTAGCAATAGCCGGGATAGCCGGGGGAGCAGCGCTCAATAATAGACTCCATCAACGAGTCAACAATGTACACGATCGTATTAGTGGTCTTGATCGGCGTATAGATGCAATTGAACTTGGCGTTGCCCAAGATTATGTGTCTAAGGCCGATTTGTCAGTTATGACGAAACGTATGGAAGATCACATGGTACGCATCGAAAATAAACTAGACCAAATCGTACTACGACATGGCGCATAAAAAAGCAACAGAAGATCAATTTAACGAACTGCACAATCTTGTAACTAAAGAGTTTCTTGCTCGTATTAAAACGGGTGAAGCTTCTACACAAGATCTAAAAGCAGCGTGTGACTGGCTCAAAGCAAACGACATCAGTGGCATTGCTTACGAAGGTAACCCACTAGACAAACTTGCTAGTGTTATGCCACAAGTTGATCCTGAACTCGTAAAAAGTAGACTCTATGGCAAAAGGTAAGACTGCACAACACTATGCCAGTAACGCGAAGTCACGTGCTAAGCACATTCGTGATAACTCTCCTGGCGGTAAATATGCACATTCTAATGCATACAAACGTGAACACTCTAGAGCCCGCCGCGCTGCCGGTATTATGGGTAAAGGTGGTCCTGACATGAGCAAAAAGAATGGCAAATTTGTTAAAGAAAGCCTTAAAATCAATCGCGCTCGCGGAGGACGTGACCGCGCATGACTCCTCTCCTGCCCACTCCTAATCACTACCTTCATAATCTAATTACCATGACAAGTTCTGAAGCAACCCGTCTTTGGCGTAAAGCCATCAAGGAAACCTTCGACTGCACATGCGTTTATTGTGGAAAATCTTATGAATTACATGAACTTACTCTTGATCACGTTCGTCCTCGTTCTCTTGGGGGCGAAACGATTACAAGCAACATCGTACCAGCTTGTACCTGTTGTAACCAGAGAAAAGGTAGTGAAGAGTGGCAGGGCTGGATGAGAACAGAATTTGGAGTCAACAGACTTCGCGAACACATTATTCAATCACATATTAACTG